TCACATCTTTTATCGTGCCGACTAGTAATAAATATCTCTATAGCACTACACTATGGAGATATTTGAATGGTTATCGCAGGAATAGACTATAGTCTGACAAGCCCAGCATTGTGCGTACACGAAGGTAGTGAGTGGAGTTATGAAAATTGTACTTTTTACTATATGGTGAACAATGAAAAATATTTGGAAACAGAAGATCGAAAATATGTCCCAACACTGTATCCTCTTTACAGAGAGGATGTTCAGAGATTTCACTTGTTATCAGAGTGGACATTGGGAAACTTACTTACTCGTGGGGTTCGTTTTACTGCGTTAGAAGGTTATGCTTTTGGTGCAGTAGGTCGTGTTTTTCAAATCGCTGAAAATGGTGGTTTGTTGAAACACCGCTTGTGGGAACAAGGTATTGAAGTTGGAGTTTATCCTCCCACAATGATTAAGAAATATGCTACAGATAAAGGAAACGCGAATAAAGAAATGATGATAGAAGCTTTTGAGGCTGAAACATCAGTTGACATTCGCGAGAAATGTGGTATAATAAACAAACAATGGAATCCTATTAGTGATATCGTCGACTCGTACTATATCGCAAAATACGGATTTCATAACATATAGGAAAGGCAATGATTGTAATATTTAACGGACCACCAAAATCTGGTAAAGACGAAGCTGCTAAATTGTACAAAGAACAATTTGGCTTTGACAATCTTAGTTTTAAATACCAGTTGTTTAAAGAGACAATCTCTCATTTTGAAGTGAACGAAGAATGGTTCATGGAAGGATATGGGAATCGCGAAATTAAAGAAAAGAAAGAACATGCTCTAAACGGCATGTCTCGTCGTGAAGCTATGATTCACGTATCTGAAGATATTATTAAACCAAAGAAAGGTAAAGACTACTTCGGTCGCATGGTATCTGAAGAAATTGAAGAAGGAAAGAACTACGCAATCGCTGATGGTGGATTCATAGAAGAACTCGAACCTTTAATGGAGAAAGTCGGAGCAGAAAATATTGTTCTTGTACAGCTTGCTCGATCTGGTTGCGACTATTCTTCAGATTCTCGTCGATATTTCAATGGAAACGTGATCAAAGAATACGTGATCAATAGTGCATCTCATATAGATAAAGAGTACGTTCTTCCAGAAGAGTTGAACATACGTACTTACAGAGTGCACAACAACGGATCTGTAAGAAACTTCCACAGCGTTTTAAACGATATTTTTAATGAGTTAAGGAATGATTTCGATATCAGAGAAGATGAAGGGAATGCCGATTCCCAATGTGATCAATCTTAAAGAGTGCACTGACAGAAAAGAATATACTGTAGCTGAGTTTATGAAACTCGGCATTGCTGACGCTAACTTTCATGTTTACGATCGATACGAGAACAATCCTGTACCCTTTACAGGTGATCCAGATTTAATTGAACAAATCACCAAGGGTGTAACCTCATCTCATCTTCTAACCATTAAGAAATGGTATGAGACCACAGACGAGGAGTATGGAATCTTCTTCGAAGACGACGTAGACTTTAGTTCAGTTAAGCACTGGAATTTTACTCTCAAAGAGTTTATCGAAAGATGTGGAGACGAGTGGGGCGCTCTACATCTATGTAATGTTTTTGAATATCCTTACGATGTTCAAAACGAATACCCCGCGATGGTTCCTCGACGAAGACAAATGTGGGACCACGGATTGCAGTGTTATGTTCTTCGAAGAGAATACGCTAAGAAGATCGTTGATTATTATTTCGATGATTGGCAAGTAGAAGGTGCTATACATATTCGTATGCCACTAGGAGCTCCTCCTTCATTTGAAAATAATGTTCTTCATGGATTCGGACTGGTAATTAGCTTTCCACTATTCAACCAGAATGTTTCTGACTTTAGATCGAAGAATATATACTATTATAATCAACAAGCTATGTCAGCGATTTACTCCTACGAGTTTTTGAAAGACTGGTGGGAGAAGAAAGGTAGTAAGCTTACATTAGAACAGATTTTTGATAACGAACGCGAAAAAAATAAAACTTATGGAGAATTAATATTATGAAGAATAAATTGAACATGATGACTAAACTAAGAGCTTTAGATGAAATCATTGAAGATGTTAGAAGTCAGATTACATTTGAAGATAGCGGCCACTTGTATACAACAATCAAAGTGTTAGAAGAAGAAAGAGCTAAGCTCGAAAAAGAAATTGAAGCAGCAGTGGCTGCTGAAACTGCGGTACAGTACGCATACTAGGAGTATAATTATGAGTTGTGTTTATAAAGGTAAAGTGATTGAGTCAGAACTTTCGAAAAATTCGAAAGGCGGAACAGAGATGATGCGTCAACGACTGCTCGATAACGTACCGCAAGAAGTATTAGAAAAAGTAGCAGTACACCTTTCACGTCCTCGTGAGATTTTTGATGATGTACCAAATATTCTTTGGTGCCATGATCTAGCAGAAGATCCAGAAAATAAAGTTTTACGCGACGGTGGTTGGCAGAAGTTCAATCATTTCGTATTTGTTTCAAACTGGCAGCGTGATCAGTACGTCCTTCGATACGGGATTCCTTATTCTAAGTGTTCAGTAATCTATAACGCTGTTGAGAAACAATACGCTCCTAAAGAAAAGGATATGGAAACTATCCGTTTCATCTATCACACAACTCCTCATCGTGGTCTTGAACTCTTAGTGCCAATCTTTGATGCGCTTAGTAAAGAGTTCGATAACATTCATCTTGATGTTTACTCGTCCTTCAAGATTTATGGTTGGGAAAGTCGTGATGAGTCTTACTCAGGACTATTTAAAAACATCGAGATGCATCCTAAGATGACGTATCATGGCGTCGTAAGTAATGACGTCGTACTCGAAGCTTTAGATAAAGCTCACATCTTCTTATATCCGAACATCTGGAAAGAAACTTCTTGCATCGCTTTACTTGAAGCGATTAAGAGCCAGGTTCTTTGTATTCATCCAAACTATGGAGCGCTACCAGAAACTGCTTGTAACGCTACAATCATGTATGACTTTAACGAAGATCCTCAAGCACACGCTAACTATGCGTTTGCAGTAGCAAAACAGATTTTAACTACCATGAAGCAGGATCCGAACTACTTCCATGGTTTCACTTACTCTGATCGCTTCAATTTGGCTCGGAATAATATACAGTCCTTTACAACTATGTGGAATGCGGTTCTTACTAGGTTTGCGTAATGAGCAAAAAAGACAACATCATAGAATTTCCAAAGATGTTTGGTAACCCACCCATGTCTCCTGAAGATGTTCAGGAAAAGCTTCTTCAATATAAAGAAAGCTATTCGACAGAACTGGCCGAGATCATCTGGGAGAATGTTCTAGGTGAAATGGCTCGAGCTGGTTGCAACTTTGATGAGGACATAAACGACTACTTTCCAGGTATGGTGTTGATCTTCGAATCTATCAAATCATTACATCTTAAGACTATGGGCGCCTATCACCCTCTCCAAGACTTCGCTAATGATATAGTAATGGTCTTCGAGTCAGATAACGAGCATGCTATGGGCGCTTTCAAGATAAAAGATGATGAAAATAGTCAAAAAACAGTTGACATTGACAAAGAAATAGATTAAAATATACACTGAATAAATCTATTGGAATAATATTATGGCTATTTTAGTTGACTACAACCAGGTCATGCTAGCGTCGCTTTTCGCTGGTATTGGCAATCATACGGACATTGAGCTTAATGAAAACCTTCTTAGGCACATGTTCTTAAACTCGATCCGATTCAATCGGAAAAAGTTTCATAAGGAATACGGTGAGATCGTTCTATGTGTCGATAACAAAGACGTATGGAGGCGAGATTACTTTCCCTACTACAAAGCAAACCGTAAGAAGTCTCGCGATGAGTCTGATCTAGATTGGAACAAGTTGTTCGAATCTATTCATATGATTCGTGAAGAAATCACAAACTTCTTTCCCTATAAAGTGATCTACATCGAAAGGTGTGAAGCCGACGACATCATCGCTACGATCATCCACGAAAATGGAATGGAACTTAACACTGGAGCAGAAAAATTCTTGATTCTATCCGGTGATAAAGACTTCATTCAATTGCACAAATACGCTAACGTCGATCAATACGATCCAGTCCGCAAGCGATGGATTCGAAACGACAATCCTGATAAATATTTACAAGAACATATTTTGAAAGGAGATGTTGGTGACGGTGTTCCGAACATTCTTTCTGCTGACAACACACTAGCAATAGGTGAGCGTCAAAAGCCTATGACTGCAAAGCGTATGGGCTTGTTCATTAAAGAACCAGAAAACATGGACGAAGAAACTAAACTACGTTTCAATCGTAATAAGAAGATGATTGATCTTTCGCAAATTCCACAAGAATTCAAAGACAGGATTATTGAGGAGTACGCTAAAGAAAAAGAAATCGGACGTGAACACTTATTCAACTTCTTTATTAAAAAACAGTTG